GAGCAGTTAATTACCTGGACTCCAACGACTAAGGGTAAGACCGATATGGTGATGGCTTTGTGGTTCTGTGAGATCCGAGCACGTGAAATGCTCAACTACGGAAAGTATGCCACCCACCATATGAAAAATCCATTCCTATCTCGCCAAGAGCTAGGCAAGCGAACAGTCATCAACTTGGAAGAAGCGTTCGCTGAACAAAACAAAATGAGAGTAATCTAAGGAGAATAAAAATGGCACCAAAGAAATTAAGCAAGCCAAAGGGAGCCTTTCCTAAAGTTGGCGGTGTTGGTGGAGTTAAGTTTACCGGTTCATCAAAAATGGACAAGTTTCAAAACTTTCTTGTAAGCACTGACGAAACAACAGAGACACGTAAGGAAAGATTTGAAAATCCTTCTCGTCTCTATGCGGCAGCTCGTAAATTGGGTATTTCTGAAAAAGCAATCAAAAAGCAGATTGATGATATGGCAAAGTACCAAGCAAAGTATGGTGCTGGCGTTGAAAAGAAAACTTCTAAGATGGATATGGAAGATATGATGCGCCGTTCTAAGGCTAATGCTGCCGCTAAAAAGAAGGCTGCTGTAAAGAAGGCAACACCTATTAAACCATTAAAGCAATCATCCAACAAAGCTGTAAAACGTGGAGTATCAAAGGGCAAGCCGATCAAGCCACTGATTAAGAAATTAAAAAGTAAGTAAATAGTTTTACAACCCATTATTAGGAGTTCCATTGTTATCAGTCAAAGAAGTTGACGCGAAGTTATCGCGCCTGCGTACGCGCTCAGCAGCGCGTGACCAGCGTATGCGCGATGTACTTTCGGTACGTCAAGGAGATATCTCCAAGGTATTTCCTTCGATGTTCTCAGAGGACTATCCAAAGCCTCTCGTTGCCAACTTTATTGACGTAGCAGCACGTGACTTAGCAGAAGCAATGGCGCCACTGCCATCCTTTAACTGTTCAGCAACCAATATGGTTTCTGATGCAGCACGTAAGATGGCAGATACTCGCACACGCATTGCTAACTTCTATGTCTCAAACTCTGACCTACAGCTCCAGATGTACACAGCAGCCGATTGGTATAACACCTACGGTATGTGTGTTGGTATGGTTGAGATGGATTATGACGATAACAATCCTCGTATCCGTATGCTTAACCCATTTGGTGTTTATCCAGAAGTAGACCGCTACGGTAGAACCTTATCTGTTACTCAGGTTATTGTTAGCGATGCAGAATCTATTGCATCACAATACCCAGAGTTCTACGAGCAGATCTTAGGTCGCAATCAGTACCAGCTATCCTCTCCTTATGTATCAATGGTTCGATACCACGACAAAGATCAAGACCTGCTATACATCCCTGAACGTAAAAACTTAGTTCTGTCCTCAACACCAAACATCCTTGGTAAGTGTATGGCACGTACCGTTATGCGTTCATCTATTGATGGAGAAGCACGCGGTCAGTTTGATGATGTACTCTCAGTTCAACTAGCCCGTGCTCGTTTTGCTATCTTGCAGATCCAAGCTGCTGAGAAGTCTATTCAGGCACCTATTGCTATTCCACAAGATGTGCAAGAATTGGCACTTGGACCAGATGCGATTATGCGTTCTGCTAATCCACAAGGCATCCGTCGTGTACCACTAGAACTACCACCTGGAGTCTTTACAGAATCTGGCGTGCTAGAGCGTGAACTACGCCTCGGTGCTCGTTACCCAGAGTCTCGTTCAGGTGAGATAAGTGCTTCTGTTATCACAGGTCGTGGAGTACAAGCTCTACAGGCTGGCTTTGATACACAGATCAAGGCAGCACAAGCACAGTTTGCTCGACTATTTACAGAACTTGTTTCAATCTGCTTTGAGGCAGATGAGAAAATCTTTGGTGGTATTCCTAAGACAATCAAGGGAACCGACGATGGAACACCTTATGTACTCAAGTACATCCCATCACGTGATATCAAGGGTGAATATGGCGTAGATGTACGTTACGGCATTATGTCCGGTATGGACCCTAACCGTGCCATCATTGCTTTGCTACAAATGCGTTCAGATAAACTCGTATCACGCGACTATGTACGCCGTGAGATCCCAATGGATCTTAACGTTACACAGGAGGAACAACGTGTTGACATTGAAGAAATGCGTGACTCTTTGCGCCTTGCTGTTGCTCAGTATGCACAGTCAATACCGGCTCTCGCGGCGCAAGGCCAAGACCCTTCAGAGGCTATCAGCCGTATCGCAACTGTTATCCAAGGTCGCCAAAAGGGACAGTCACTAGAAAATATTATTGAAAAGGCGTTTACACCAGAAGCAGCACCAACCCCAGAGATGCCACCTATGGCACCAGGTATGGAGCAACAGATTCCAGCAGCAGGTGCGGCCCCCGCCCCTGCCTCGCAGCAACCTACACAAACACAAGCTGGTTCGGCCCCTGCTGCTGGTCAACGTCCCGATATAGCACAACTACTAGCCGGCATCACCGGCGCAGCATAAGCAGAGGAGGTGGAAATATGAATAAAGGATCACGCGCAGCCGCACCAATGGCAAAGCCAAAGGAAGGCAAGAAGGATCACTCCAAGCCAGCCGGCGGTAAGGTAATGGCATCAATGATGCCAGCAGGTCGCCCAGGCAAGAAAGCAAAAAAGGGTTAATAAATTTAGTGGAAGGTGTATAGGGCGATGAATAATAATAAAATACGTCGTCCTATACGCTCTTCCGATTTTGTAGTAATAGTTGCAGAGGCTGCATTTAACTTTGCACAAGTTTTATCAGGATTCTTTGAATCATTATATGAGTTAAGTATTTACCATTCTAACCACAAGACTGAAACCAATCAGGCGTGGGAACAAATGGCGCAAGACCTAGAGAATTTAGAGGAGGACCGATGACAACAGCACCGATGAATCCATTGGCTGGCCCAGCAGGTCCTGGCAAGTTTTCCACACGTACTGATAGATTAAAAATGGGTTCCATTGCATACGGAGAAGGTGTTGAGACGGCTGCTATACAGTCAGGTGCTCCACTTGCTAAATCCCCTGGCTCAATGCCAGCGTCAGAGGTAATGCCAAAATCAGCACCTCTTACATCACTTTATGCTGAAACAGAATTTAAGGATGAGCCAGTTACCACAGGTATTGACAGAGGTGCTGGAGCAGGATCAGAAGCAATGCAAATGCGTCAAGAAAATGACACAAACTTTCGTGCAGCAATTCAAGCTGCTAAGCCAGTATTAGCATATGTTGCAGATCTACCAGATACATCTCCAGAGACACGTGCAATCATCAAACAGTTGTGGAATATGTAGTGAGTATATGGAATCGAATTGGTGACGTAGCTTCAACCTTTCTTAAGGCACCAGGAAAAGCTGTAGATAGCGTAGTAGGTTCAGTTGCTGGTGTAGGCAAAATGGCTTATGACATCGGAACTGCTCCCTGGAATGATGACGAAGAATATAACGGTTTTCTAAAACCATTTAAGTCTGCTTGGAACGATAACCAAGGATTAATAGTACGTCCATACGCATCAGCCGGTGGAGCTATTATGAAGATTCCTGGTATTCAACCGCTCTTTGAAAAAATTGAGTATGTTAATCAGGAATATATCCGAGAACCGGCTACAACATTTAACTTAGTTCAAACTGGTATGGTCGGCGGCACAGCTAGTTTCTTTGATCCTAATGATTGGAAGAAAGCCTACCGAGCAGTCAATGAACCACAGGAGATTGTAGATCCAGTCACTGGTGAAAAGAAAACGATTGGTCCTATTTCATTTGGTCAATCTGTTGCTCAAAACACCAGACTTATTTTTGATCCAAAGTTTAATATCTATGATCCACGTGAACGTGATATGGCATTTAACAAAAGCGCTTGGGGAAAATTTCAATCAGGTAGCCTTGATGTTACAGCACGCTTACTTGGAGATGTTACACTTGGTGTTGGTAAAGGAATTAAAGTTGCTGCAGGTAGTGCTGCATTTAAGGGGACCCTTAAGACAGCAGATGATGTTGCTAAAGCAGCAGAAGATATTACTAAGGCTCAGTATGGTGTAGAAAATCGTTTTACTAAGGTACTAGATGACTTTACTGCTAACGATTCAATCTATGCTCTTAACCATCCTTTGGTTCGATCATCAAATCAGCCAGCTCTTCTTGCCAACTTACTTGGTGATTCAACAAACGTTGAGCAAACAGCGCTAATCCTTCGCTCTGCAATGGGTGATCCAAAGGCGTTAGATGAATTAGCGCTACTTAGAGTTGATATGAAAGATGCTCTTACAGCAGCGCGTGGAGATTTATCCGCTATTGATGAATATAAACTATTTTCTGCTCCAGATGGTACAGGAATGATTCCATTCCTTGGAGATGCACCAGGAGTAATGGATGAAGCCTTAGCAAACTATAATTCACTTTTACGTTTTGATGAAACATTTGCAAAGATGATGACTCTAGGTGTAGGCGGTGGATCTCTTGCACGTACAACAGGTTATGGCGCACAAGGTGTAGAAGATTTTATAGCAAAGTCTCGATCATTACGTTTCTACGATCAAAAGGTAGGAAGCGCAAACATTGAGGTTTTTCAACCAACACCTTTTCATCGTTTATACCAAAAGATCTCTTGGGGTCTTGGTGAACGTCCAGCAGGTATCATTGATTTTAACGATGCAGACTCTTTCCGTGAAGTAATAGCAACCCTAGAACGGCTACGTCCTTCTGGTGTAGGTGAAGTGCTTGCTGTAGGTACACCTACAAATCTACGTCGCCTTGGTGCAATTACAGACGATGAAGCAAATAAATTATTAAATGATTATATAGGAGCAGTGACACCTGAACAACGCCAAATTGCCGCTATTGCTATTGAAAGTACAGGAGTACGTGCTCTTGCTATAAAGCACGGTATAGATGTAGAAGAAGCAGATTTAATATATAAGAATTTTGCAGCTAGTAGATCTTCTGCTTTATCATCCATTAAAGACAAAGGCTTTATGGTAGATACTGATGGTTCAATTCTTAAGGTTCCGCAACTTGAATCTCAAACAGGTAACTTTCTACCTATTATGGATTTTGAAGTATTAGACCGCCTTCTTCGTGAAAACGCAAGCATTATTTCAGCAGGAAAAGGTTTTGTAGTAAATCCGGTACTTCACTACGCAGATGTATTCCAAGATCTATTTAAGGCAGCAGTACTCATTCGATTGGGTTACACAATTCGTAACGGTATTGACTCTCAGCTTCGTATTGCAGCATCAGTTGGTGCTATGACAACACTACGTCATCTTGGTCCAGGACTCGGAAACCTTATTTATAATACAGTAAAAGAACCTGCTCGCTTAGTTGATCGCTATTTGCCTAAGTTTGATGGTATGACAATTAAGAATGTTCAACAATCAGCCAATATGGTTACTCGTGAACTTAATGAACTTAAAACAAGAATAGCTGAACTAGAAGCACGCTTGTCGCTTAAGCCAGATGACTTGGATGCAATGGGTGAACTTAATACACTTAGATTGCTTCAAGAAGAAAAACTTGCTATATACAATAATTACACAGAAATTATTAATAGTGTAGGAACCGTTACGCCTAAGAAACGTATTGGCACAGGATCATTTGAAATTACTGCTAGCGATGGTAGTAAACACGTTCTATATGATGCTTTTGGTGGACCTCTAGGTGAGATGTTCCGCAGAACAGCATCATCTGCTAACTCATTCCAGCGTATGGTAGAAAGCAACTCTGATATGTTTGGTCGTGCTTTACAATCAAAGGGATTTGGAATTGTTAAGCCAACCGATCCTGGTTACTTTGAGCAATGGGCGCAAACCTTGCGTCAGCAGTTTGGTAACTCAGAAGTAGTTAAAAGAATTATTGCTGGCGAAAGTGTTGATGATATTTCTCGATGGTTAGCTGGATCTACAGCAGGACGTGACCTACGTAGCCGTCTTGCTCTTAATACAGAAGATTCAGCAGAATACGTTACACGTATTAGCCGCTTCTTAGATCAGTATCTACCTGAGTCATCAGGTCTACGTCCTCAACTTCGTGAAATTACAGCAAACGACTTACGTTCAGCCTTCAAAGATCCAACCACATTACCTCTTATTCACGGTAACGTTCTTGAAGAAGCAGTTTCTAATGGTTCAAGATTAAAAATTAGAACTTTTATTAACGGTTGTTTTAAGTTTCTTGCCCAACTTCCTGAAGATGCGTGGGCTAGAAACCCGCTTTACATTCAGTTTTACCGCCAAGAGACACGTCGCCGTGTTGATATCGTTGCGGGTCAAAAAGGTGGAAAACTTACGGCAGCAGATCAAGAAGCAATTATGGCTGCATCACACAAGGTAGCAGTGCGCCAGATGAAGGGCGTTCTATTTAACATTGAACGTCGAAGTAACCTTGCCGGAGCAATGAAATTTATTAGCCCGTTCTTCTCAGCACAAGAAAACGCTTACAAGACTTGGCTTAAGTTATCTGTTGCCAATCCTGCTATTATCAATCGTGGCTATATGGTTTGGCAATCACCTAACCGTGCAGGTTTAGTGACAGATCAGGACGGCAATCCAGTCCCAGAGGGTCAAACTTCAGGTAGCGATGTTATGTGGATGCAAATCCCAAAGGGTATGCAAGGCATACCAGGTATGAACTCACTTACAGAGCTTGGTATTCCAAAGCAATCTTTAGATATCATCTTCCAAGGTGGTATGGATGTCCTTTACAACAAGGGCAATCCCAATCTTGCTAGTGATGTTTTCCCAGTAGGGCCATATGTTGCTGTTCCAATTTCTGAGATTGTAAAAGATAAGCCAGAACTTGAAGATGTCTTCAAATGGGCGCTACCATACGGTCCATCAAAGGATGCGCTATCTGGCGTTCTGCCTGCTTGGATTCAAAAGACTATTGTTTATAATAAAGAGTTAGATGATGCACAATTTGCTAAGTCTTATGAGCTTATATTTCAAACAGAGGTTACTAAAGCTAAGTTAAATGGAACTGCATATCCTAATGCAAAAGAAGTTATGCAGAAAGCAAAGGATTACTGGAAATTGCGTATTTATGCAAACCTTATCCTACCTTTTGCTCCACGTTTTGATAGCCCATACCGTTATTACGCCTTAAAATCCCGTGAGTATAAGAAACTCTACGGTATGGAAGCAGATGCTAAGTTTTTCAAAGACTTTCCGGAGTATTTTGCATTTACAGCAAGCACCTCAAGCAATCCTGCCAAGGTAGACTACACAGTTGGAGCTGTAAAGAATATCAAGAAGTACGGCGATCTAATTAGTGAACTATCAACTGTTGAACCTAAACTCATTGGCTTTGTAGTTAATGAAAAAGAAGGTTATAAGTTCTCACAGGCTGCTTACCAGTGGCTTTACAACAATAAGATATCACCTGATTCACCACAGAAGTTCTTGGCACCAATAAGTCCAGCAGAAGCACGCAAGAAGAATGAAGCTGAAGTTGGCTGGATTCAATATGGCAAGTTGATGGATGTTATTGATGCAGAAATTGAAGTCAGAATTAAATCTGGTGCAATGAAATCATCTTCTATAACCGCCAAGGGTGCAGAAGATCTTAAGGCAATTAAAGATGCAGTTATTCTTAATCTTTCTCGCCAAAAAGATGCAGATGGTAAAGATATTTTAGATCCTAAGACTGGTCAATTTGCTCAAACCTCTTGGTATGACGATTATCGTGATTCAGACGGATCTAAAACAAACAGAATTATCTATGGATTCTCAAAGATACTAAATGATCCTGAGTATATGAAAGATAACAAAGATAATCCTACCGTTAAAAGTATTAATGTTTACTTTGATATTCGAAAGAAATTTGCAAGCCTCCTTCAAACCAGAGATGCAAAATCTATTGATGCAAAGTCAAACGTTGATATTAGAATTGCTTATGACGCTATTGTAAAGAAACTAAAGACTGATGATCCACTAGGTTTTGGGCCACTCTATGATAGATTCCTAAGCCAAGATCTTCTTACCGATAAGTACTTAACACCAAAGGAGCCTGACAATGCCTGATATATATGATGGACTTGTAGAAGCAGGCCTTATGACAGAAGATCAGGCAACTGAAGCTCGTAAAGCGGCAGCAGCTAACAAACCAGCAGATGAAAAAGTAAAAAAGTCTGGCGTATACACAAGCACACAGATATCTTCTAATATTCCTCCAGCTTCAACCCTTGCTGATTACGTCAACACAGTATTTCAAAAGTACAAGGGCAGAGATGCCAACTCTACGGAATTGGCAACTTGGCTACCGGCACTTACTAAACAATATAAGTCCGAAAAGGGTAAGAGCAAGAGCACAATTAAGTACACCTATAAAAACGGTGAACTTATTAGTACTGATTACCTTACAGCCAATGCTGAAGATCCTAGGTTATGGATCGAGAACAAGGTAAAGGCAGATGTTCTTGCCGGTAATCAGAATGTTAATACGCTTGCAGTTCCAGAAGGTCCATCAGGCAAATACTTTGTAGCCCTCAAGAACTTTGCTTTAGACAATGGAGTTCGACTATCTGATGGTGCGGCAACTAGCTACGCTAACGGAATTGTTGCTGGAACTATTGATGAAAACACTGCCTTTAATGCCTTGCGTGAAAGCGCAGCAGAAGCCTTCCCTGCCTTAGCAGATAAGATCAAGGCTGGTATTAATCTAAAGACTTTGGCTGATCCATACATTCAGTCAATGAGTAGCATCCTTGAGATACCAGATAGTGGTATTGATCTATTCGATCCAAAGGTTCGTAATGCACTTGCCTACACCCTGCCTGATGGCAAGGTTGGAACCAAGTCAATCTATGAATTTGAGAAAGAACTACGTAAAGATCCACGTTGGCAGTATACAAATAATGCACGTAATGATGCAGCAAGTGTTGCAACTACTGTGCTCAAAGATTTTGGATTTATGGGGTAATGATGGCTACTAAAGCACAGTTAGCAAAACTTCAAGATGCTCTTAAAAAGGCAGAAGCTGACCTTGCAAAAGCAAAGGCTTCTGTTACAAGATCACCAAGTGCTCCTACATCTGGAGTTATCCCAGGATTTACACCATCAGCAAATATGCCAACTACTGCAACACGTCCAGATGAACCTGGATTTGTAGGACCTGTAGTACCTAAGCCAGTAACCCCTTCGGCTTCTGTAGCCTCTGTGGGGCCACTAGGTGGTCTTGGCGCCGGAGTAATACCAGGAGTTACTGGATCAGTTGTTGACCAAGAAAATAGCACCACAAGTAACGTTGATAATGACGGAACTGATGGAGGATCAGATAGTGATGTCCAAAAAGAAGTAGATCCAGCAGAAACAGGCTTTGATGTTGAAACATACACAAAAGCATATTTAGAAAAATTAACCGAAGATGAAAAGACCGCTGAACGCCTTAGCGCATTTAACATCCTCAAGATGGAGTTCCAACAGTACGGACTAGGTTCATTGGTAGATAGCATATCTAACCTGCTCACAGACGGTACTCCTCCAGCAGAGTTTGCGTTACGTTTACGTAATACTCAAGAATACAAAGATCGTTTTAAGGCAAATGAAATTAGAATTTCTAAGGGGCTAGCGGCTCTTAGCCCAGCAGAATATGTAGGTCTTGAAGATCAGTACCAGAATGTTATGCGTAACTATGACCTTCCGGAGTCTTATTACACAAAGGATAAAACTGGTAGGCAGCTTGGATTTGAAGCCCTCCTTGCTAGCGATGTGTCTGCAAGAGAATTAGAAGATCGAGTTGTTACTGCTAAGGATCGTGTAATCAACGCTAATCCAGAAGTAACCAAGGCGCTCAAGCAGTTCTACCCTGATATTACCAATGGTGACATCTTGGCTTACGCACTTGATCCTAAAAACGCTCTTAAGAGTATTCAAAGCAAGGTAACTTCTGCTGAGATCGGTGGAGCTGCAATGCAGGTCGGACTTGGAACCAGTCTTACTAGAGCAGAAGAGTTACAGAAGTATGGCGTAGATAAGGCTTCAGCCGTCGAAGGTTACTCTATGATCGGTGGTGGGCTACAGCGTGGTTCAGAGTTGGCATCTATCTATCAACAAGATCCATACACTCAAGCAACTGCAGAATCAGAAGTATTCAAACTTACAGGACAAGATAAAGCACGCAAGCAGCGTCAGAAGGTTACTGGACTTGAGAAGGCTGCCTTTAGTGGTCAATCTGGAGTAACTAGCGGAGCGCTAGCACGTGACCGCGCAGGCGGTTACTAAACAATAAACCTGCCACTAGAACTACTGGCCTAGTGGAGCGACAATAATACCAGGAGTCAGAGCCATACCAAATCCCCATTTGGATATGAGGCTGGCGCAATCAACTAACTGATAGGGAGATGGACTATGTCCAATTACGAGTACGAGGATGAAGACGACGATATCACTACAAACGATTCGTCAAATGACCTTGTAAAGCAACTACGCAAGGCTTCAAAGCAAAAGGATAAAGAACTGCAAGAACTTCGTTCTCAGTTTGAAAACCTAAGCAAGGGCCAACGCGAACGAGCAATTAAGGATGTCCTCGCATCTCGCGGGGTAAATAGCAAAATTGCTTCCTTTATTCCGCAGGACATTGACCCAACTGAAGAGTCACTGTCTAAATGGTTGGATGACTATTCCGATGTATTTGGAATTGAATCTAACCAACCCCAGGCAACACCTAATGTAGATCCAGCTCAAGCTGCTGCGTATAAGAGAATGACTAACACTGCAGATTCCGGCTCATCGCCAGAACATAATGCAGATATAATGCAAAAACTTCTCAATACAAACAGTCGTGAAGAACTAGATGAAGTCATTAGATTGTCTGGACTCTAACATCCGATCCTAAACGAAAGGCTAGACCCAAATGGCTATCCCAACAGGTACCCCCACCTCTAGCTCGACGATCAGCGCCCTAGTACAGGCCGCATACGACCAATATGTCAGAATGGCGCTTCGCTCCATTCCAGTTATGCGTTCTCTCGCTGACGTCAAGCCAGTGCAACAGGCAATGCCA